GCAATCAACTACTGCTATGGTTGCAGATCCAAGATGGTATGAAAAAGTTAAAGCTGTAAAATTACAGAGACAAGCATCAGGATCACAAAAACAATTCTTAGAGCATCTTAAAAAAGTTCAGAAAGAGCATGATTTTAAAATTATATACGAAGTAGATGATGTTGTATTTAGGGAAGAGATTCCAGACTACAATAAATTTAAGTTTGCTTTTGATAATAATGAAGTTAGGCAGAACTGTATTGACATGATCAATATGGTTGATGAAGTTACAGTTACATGCGACTTTATGAGAAGGCTTTACATAGAAAAAACTGGTCAACAAAACATTACTGTGATACCTAACTTCGTACCTAATTTTTGGATGGGGCATCTCTTTAACCGTAGTAAAGTTCAGAGTGGTTTCGATACCAATAAGAAGAAACCAAGAATACTCTACACAGGTTCGGGTGCACATTACGATGTTGATAATAAGACAGGTGGTAAGGATGATATGTCTGAGGTTCTTGACGTCATAAGAAAGACTATAGACAAGTATCAATGGGTGTTTGTTGGAGCTTTTCCACCTCCATTAGCAGATTTAGTTAGAACAGGTAAAATTGAATTCCACCCATGGAAGAATCTGTTAGAGTATCCCCATTTTATAGCTAATCTTAATCCACAGTTAATGGTTGCACCTCTAGAGGTCAATAATTTTAATAGAGCCAAGTCTGATATTAAGTTTATCGAAGCATGTACTCTTGGAATACCTTGTTTATGTCAGGATATGGATACTTACTATTCAGCTCCAGGTAGTTTACGATTTAAAACACCAGAAGAGTTCGAACATAAAATAGAGAGTATACTAAATTGGAAAAATCGTACTAAGTATTATAAGAATGTATCTATATTAAGGGATATCGCTAACAAGCGTATCCTAGAGAGTCCAGATAATATCGGAGCGCATATTGAAGCCCTTACTACACCGTACGGATCACCGGATCGCCACTACCTTAAGAAGTGGAATCCTTAATTAGGTTTATCCATTGCCTAAAAAAGGAACTCTAGTATAATAGTATTAGAGATGTATAGAAATGTTGTTTATAACGGTAGAGAGAGTACCGTCACGTTGTTTACTTGGGATCAAGATGGTAAGCGTATTTCTACTGAGTGTTCATTCGAGCCGTATCTTTATGTTGAAGACAATAGAGGTGATAAGACTTCCATTTTTGGTACGAAAGTAAAAAAGAAGAGATTCAATACTGCTTATAACAGGTATAAATTCCTGCAAGACTCTGGTCTTAAGAGAGTGTTTGAGAACTGCCCACCGGTTCAGCAATTTTTGCTAGACTCTTACTGGCAAGAGAATGAGAAACCTGAATTTAACACTACACCTATTAAGTACTGCTTTTTAGATATTGAGACATATTCAGTTGATAGTTTTCCTGATGTAGATAATCCAACCCATACTGTAAATGTTATTACTTGCTGGGATAACTTTACAAAGAAGTTTCATACATTCGGTATTAAGGAATATACAGGTAAAGGTAGAGACGATCTTATCTATGTTCATTGTAGAGATGAGCGGGCTATGTTTGTTAAGTTTCTTGAATATCTCGAAACGGACTTTCCAGATATTCTAAGCGGTTGGAACTCTGAGTTTTTTGATATTCCGTATATTATTAATCGGATGGAGAGAGTGTTAGGACAAGACTATGTTAATCGTCTCTCACCGCTTAAGAACGTTCATTTTAGAGCAGTAAAGGGTAAGTTTGGTAGAGATCAAAAGAGGTACTATGTAGATGGTATCGCTTGTCTTGACTACCTTGATGTGTATAGACGCTTTTGTCTTAAGTTGAGAGAATCTTATAAACTGGATGCAATTGGTGAAGTAGAGCTTGGTGAAAATAAGGTTGATTATGGGGGAATGAGTCTTCATCAACTAGCAGATGAAGATTGGAATACCTTTATTGACTACAACATTCAAGATGTTAACCTGCTTGTACGATTAGAGGAGAAGCTTCAATATATACCCCTACTTAGAATGCTTTCATACGTAGGTCTTACTACACTCGAGGGTGCAATGGGTACTATTCAAGTTATTAACGGTGCTCTAACTATACGAGCCCGTAAGCGTGGTGAAATTATTTCAACGTTTTTACGAAATGCAGATACGGGTAAGAATCCTGGTGCATATGTTGCAGAGCCTAAGCGTGGGTTTAAGAAAAATATTGTATCGTTCGATGCTAACTCACTATACCCTAACGTGATGATATCTCTTAATACGTCACCAGAGACTAAGATCGGTAAGATTGAAAAAACTACTGAAGATAAGGTTACCATCCAGCATGTATCCGGTAAACTGTTTGAATTAACGAAGCCTGATTTTGTAAAGTTCGTTAAAGCGGAAGAGTGTGCACTGTCGAAGGCTGGCTTTCTCTTTAGTCAAAAGAAGAAAGGTATTATACCAGAGTTTCTTGAATATTACTACAATCAACGTGTTAAGATTAAGAAGAAGTTATTCAAATGTAAGCAAGATCTTAAGAAGGATCCTAATAATATTGAACTTAAGTATGAAGTAGAGCGTCTTAATACATCGCAGATGGTTATTAAGATTCTTGTAAATAGTTGCTATGGGTATATGGGTAACAAGAACGCACCTATTGGTGATGATGATATTGCTTCGTCAGTAACCCTAACAGGTCAAGCAGTTATTAAGGAGTCAAACAAGCAACTTAAAAAGTACATTCGCGAAAATATCGATAAGGAAATAAGTGATCATGAACTTGAAGAGTGTATCATTTATAATGATACTGACTCGTCTTATATTTCTATATCACCTTTAATTGAGAATGGTATCAAGTTCTTTGAAGATGAGAAGAATGGAATCATTCATCAGGAGACGTATGACGAGATCCAACGTATAGAGGATAACCTCAATGAGGGTATTGGTGTATGGGCACGTAAAGCTCTACTAACTAAAGATCCACGATTTATATTCAAGCGTGAATGTATAGCTGATGTGGGTGTATTTCTTCAAAAGAAGCGATATGTGATGCATATTCTCGATGATGAAGGCATTCGGGAGAATAAGTTTAAGTATACAGGGGTTGAGGTCGTTAGAACAACTATGCCTAACGCTATTAAGCCATACGCTAAAAAGATTATTGAGACTATGCTTACAACGCAGTCGTTGGCTAAGACTAATGAAGTACTAAACGAAACATATGACGTTTTTAAGACGCTATCACCCGAGGATATGGCGTTCGTTATGGGTGTAAAGAGTTATGAGAAGTACGCTGTTCAGTGTAATGAGTTCTCTACTACAAAAGGAATGCCTATACATGTTAAGTCTGCTTACTTTTATAACCTGATGTTAGAAAAGTTAAAAACCGGTAATCGTTACGAGTCGATTAGCTCTGGTGATAAAGTTAGGTATATGTATGTCGAGCAACCCAATAAGTTCGGATTAGAGAGTATTGGATTTAAGTATGAACATCCTTCTGAGTTTAAAGATATTTTTAAGCCTGACTACGATAAGATGTTTGAAAAAATTCTCTTTCAATCTATTCAGAGATTTTATGATAATGTGAAATGGACGATACGTAAACCTGCTGAAAATGTACAGGTGGAGTTATTTGATTTGTTTAGTAAATAAAGTAAGATATGTCTGAAAGTTATTTAGATCGACCACAGGATGATAACACTCCTAAAGCTCACCCTGCATTTAAGAGAGGTAAAATTGATGGTATTAGAACAGTACTGTCTATTTTTAAAAATGTTATAAATGGAACGGATAAAGGTGATGGAGAGATTGCATCACCTCAAATTCAAGCAGTACGAAAAGCTATTTTTACTTACAAAGATACATTAGAGCACGCTTCAGATAAATCTACATACTTGTCTAAACAAGCAGCAGAATCTTTGGAAGAAGCAAAAAATATAGTTGATAAAATTAATTTATAACTTAATATAGGTATATGTCAGATATTAAATGTATTGTAGATACTATTGGTCGTACTGTTGTCGGTAAAATTACTGATGATAACGATACCACAATCACCTTAAACAACCCTGTTATTATTCATGTCCAGCCGGACCAACAAACAGGTCAACTCCAAGTTCAATCTTTTCCTTATCTCTTTATGGAATTTATTAAAGGAGATAAAAATAAAAACAACTGGGTATTTCATAAAGCTTCTATCGCTATCTCTGATGTTGAATTAGATGATAAGATTATTCAGCAGTATGAAAATATTAATTCACCAGCCCCAGCAGCTCAGACAGAAGAGCCAGAGGTTATTAAACTTTTTGACGAGTAAATGCTTTCTTAGCTCAGTTGGTAGAGCAGTTGATTTGTAATCACCAGGTCGTCGGTTCGAATCCGACAGAAAGCTCCACTTATTATGGGTAGATGGCCGAGTGGTTAAAGGCGGCAGACTGTAAATCTGCTCACGTAAGTGTACGTTGGTTCGAATCCAACTCTGCCCACCATATATAGTTTTTATTCCGGAGTAGCTCAGCGGTAGAGCGGGTGGCTGTTAACCACTAGGTCGTAGGTTCGAACCCTACCTCCGGAGCCAAAACTAAGTTGCAAAAACTAAGACGCGACAATAAATATTCTTACTATGAAACTAACTAATTATAAACCAACAAATCCAATCGTCAACCTCGAAAGAGTGTTTGATGGTTTGTTTAACACTACACCTCTCTTTCATTCTTTGGATGAAATTTATAAGACAGGAGATCAAGTCAGGTTCGCTGACACAGATGACGGTCTAGAAGTTCAAGTAGATCTCCCAGGAGTAAAGAAAGATAATCTTGAATTATCTACTGATAGTGATACTCGAGATGTATTCATTAAAGCAACGCGTACGGTTAAGACGCATGACGGGGAAAGAGAGCAGACATATAATAGATCGTTCTCTGTAAGTCGTGACTATGATCTTAATAAGATTAGCTTT